CCGACATGGCGGCCATGGCCGATGCAACCTTCACCGCCGTTGATCTGTCGCGCCTTTCCGCGCCGGATGCGATTGACCCGCTGGATTTCGAGACGATCTACTCGGAAGCCGTCGCGCACATGCAGACGCTGATGCCGGATTTCGTGAGCCGGGACAGCGATCCGGCCTCCAAGCTGCTCCAGACATTCGCCTATTTCGCCCAGCTGCTGCGCCAGCGCGTCAACGACGCTGTCCGCGCCGTCATGCCCGCCTATGCCGTGGGCGCGGATCTCGACAACATCGCCGCCCTGTTCGGCATCGCCCGCCTGACGATCACCCTGGCGGATACCGTGCTGGGGATCCCGGCTGTCATGGAAAGCGACGCGGATTTCCGCCGCCGCATGGTGCTGGCCCCCGAAGGATATTCCGTCGCCGGGCCGGAAGGGGCCTATATCTTCCACGCCCTGTCGGCGGACCCGGATGTGCTGGACGCCAGCGCCACCAGCCCCGATCCCGGCGAAGTGCTGGTGTCGGTCCTGTCCCGCACTGGATCCGGCACGGCGTCCGCCGGGTTGATTGCCGCCGTCGCCGCCTATGTCTCCGACGAAACGCGCCGCCCGCTGACCGACTTTGTGACGGTCCAGTCCGCCGAGATCGTCAATTACAACGTCGATGCCACCATCACGACATTCAGCGGACCCGATGGCAGCGTGGTCCTCGACGCGGCTCGCGCGAAGCTGGATGATTATGTCGCCGCGAGCCACCGCCTTGGCCGCGACATCACCCGATCCGGGATCTTCGCCGTCCTGCATGTCGAGGGCGTGCAGAATGTCGTGCTGACGTCCCCGGCAGCGGACATCATCATCTCGCGCGAGCAAGCGCCCCACTGCACCGGCATCACGCTCAGCTACGCAGGGACGGGCGAATGACCTATCCGTCCATTCTGCCCCCGGCATCGACCGATCTGGAAAAGGCGCTGGAGCAGGTCATTGCCCGCCTGCTCGATATTGCCGTGCTGGTCAGGGACGTATGGTCGCCATCCAACTGCCCCAGCGCCCTGTTGCCATGGCTAGCGTGGGGCCTATCGCTCGATAATTGGTCCAGCGATTGGCCCGAAGGGATCAAGCGCGAGCGCGTCCGCAAGGCCATCGTGATTGCCCGGCAGAAGGGCACCGCCGCGTCCGTGCGCGCCGTCGTCCAGAGTTTCGGCGGTTCGGTCGCAATCCGCGAATGGTGGCAGATGGAGCCGAAGGGCGATCCACACACCTTCAGCCTCCTCCTTAATCTTGACCAGAACGGCGCGCCAGCATCGGCGGCCTTTGTCGATCAGGTCATCGCCGAAGTCAGCAGCGCCAAGCCGGTGCGCAGCCACTTCACCTTCACCCAAGGCATCACCGCGCAGGCCAGCATCGGCCTGATCGCGGCTGTTCGCCCGACCATCTATGCCCGCCTGCCCTGCACGGCACCGGCGGCCTGACCGGAGGAATCATGGCCCTTACCGCTATCGTCACCAATGCGGGCCGCGCCGCGCTAGTGAATGCCGCCAACACCGGCACAGCGCCCGTCACCATCGCGCAGGTCGGCCTGACAGCGACCGCCGTCGTTCCCGGCGTCGGCATCACGGCTCTTCCCGGCGAATATAAGCGCATCGCTACGATCTCCGGTGATGTCGTGGCTGACGACACCATCCACCTGATCGTCCGCGACGAAAGCGCAGACGTTTTCACGGTCCGCAGCTTCGCGCTCTATCTGGCGGACGGCACCCTTTTCGCCATTTACGGGCAGGCGGGTGTCGTCTTGGAGAAGTCGGCGCAGGCCATGATGCTGCTGGCGATCGACATCCAGTTCGCCGACGTCGCCGCCGCTATGCTGACCTTTGGCGACGCCAATTTCCTCAACCCGCCCGCCACCACCGAACGGCAGGGCGTGGTGGAGCTGGCGACGGTCGCAGAGGCGCAGGCCGGTATCGACGCCCTGCGCGCGCTGACGCCCGCTGCCGCCAAAGCCGCGATTTTGGGGTGGCTGTTGGGGCAGGACGGATCCGGCAGCGGTCTCGACGCCGACCTGCTCGACGGGCAGGATGGCAGCTACTATTCCAACATTCCCGGTCGGCTCGGCTATACGCCTGTCAACAAAGCCGGTGATACGATGTCCGGGGCGCTCGCAACGCCTGCGCTGGAAGTCACAACCGGGGATGTATACCTAAGCCGCACTACACTGGCGTGGGGCTACATCATTCGCCCCAATGTCGCGGGCTATAAAAACCTCCAATTCGCTGTAAATGGAGGCGGTGCGCTCGATAATCTTGAATTGAATTCCTTGAGTGTGACGATTCGAGGGTTCGGTGCTTGGCACTCCGGAAATGATGGCGCAGGTTCGGGTCTGGACGCCGATCTGCTCGACGGGCAGGACGGCAGCTATTATTCGAACATCATTGGTCGGCTTGGGTATACACCCGTTAATCGTGCGGGCGACACCGTAACTGGCGTGCTCACCGTCACGACCGGCGGCGGATATGCTCAACTTCAGCCAAATGGTGATATTGTCGCCACGCGCTCCGGCGGCGGTGCCGGCTGCCTTTACCTAAACAATGCTTACACGCGATACTTGTACAACGACGGGAACGCGTATCATCTCAATGGCCAGCAACTCAACATTGCTGGCAGTCTCGCTTGGAACGCCGGCAATGACGGATCTGGCTCCGGCCTCGACGCCGATTTGCTAGATGGTCAGCACGGCAGCTACTATGCCGATATTATCGGGCGGTTGGGCTTCACTCCAATCCAGCAGGGCACCGGCGTCGGGCAATCGTGGAACACCATCAAAATCGGGTGGAGTGGTTCCCGCGTCAAGGTCACTGTCGATACCAGCGACATGGGCAATATCGTCACCGATGGATGGCTTGCCAGCGGAACGCTGGGCATCAGCGGGACGTCAGTTTATCGTGGAGGCATGCAGGTTTGGGGGCCGGATAATGACGGCTCCGGTTCCGGCCTCGATGCAGATTTGCTCGACGGTTTTCAGGCGGCAGCTTTCGGACGTCAGGATGGTTCGACGATTTACGGCGGCCCCCTCATGGTCGCTTCCGAAAATCAGGCGCTGTTCAAGGCTTCGACAGGCAGTAACCCTACGGCTATCCATCGGGTGGACGGCGGCACATACTGGTTTCTGTTGAGCGACCCATCGACCGGCATGAACACAACGTGGAACGCCCTTCGGCCATTGCAAATCAACTTGAACACCGGCGGTCTTACCTCGCAAAATGGCCAGAGCTTTTCAGGCGGCACCGCCGTTTATGGCTCCCTGTATTTGAATGGTTACGGCGTTTGGAGCGCGGGCAATGACGGAGCAGGCTCCGGCCTCGACGCCGATCTGCTTGACGGCTATCAGGCCGACGCTTTCAACAGGATCACGCAATCGAACCTGACCGCGAACGGTGGCCGCCGCGTTCACTCAGACGGCTATATCGAGCATTGGGGTGTCGATACCACCCGACGCGCAGGCGAGAACTCCTTCTATTTTGCGTTTCCGACGCCGTTTCCGAATGAGTGCTTCGGCGTCGAGTTCACGACGATCAACACAGCGCAGAGCAACTCCGGCGATTCCCACCTTCAGGAGATCAGCCTCACGAAGGACGGCTTCACCGTTTACATCCAGTCCGACACCAACGGACAGAATGACTTTTGGGGCTTCCGCTGGAAGGCTCATGGCCGCTGACCCCCATTACAATCGAAGGATCGAACCATGTCTGACCTGACCATAAAAATCGGCGCTTTCGACAGCGGGAGCCGCAGCGTTCCCGTCACCTTTACCGGGGGCGACATCAAGCATGAACGCCGCGTCAACGCCGTGCTGAAAGAAGACGGCACCTATGACAAGGCCGCCACCAAGGCCCGCGTCGACGATGTGGCACGCGGTGTCGCCCATAAGATCGGCCTTGGCGTCATTGCCGTCCCGCTGCCGGAACCGGAACTGCCCGAAGGCCCAGAACCGACCGTCGATTAATGCGCGCGGCGGCTATGAACGCCGCCGTTCCCCCTTTACGGAGGGGGCTTTGGATGTCCCCACATCCTCAAAGCCGCGAGCCTGCACTCGCACTCTCAGGGCAGCGCGCCTGCCCATTTCGAGTTCCCTCCGTGGCCGAGCCATGGAGGGACATCGTGCAGGAAATCCAACATGTCTACCCCTTTTGTTCTCGTCCGTCCCGTTTCTCCCGTCGCCGGTTACATCGGCGGAAAGCGCAATCTTTCCAGGCGGATCTGTGCCATCATCGACAGCATCCCGCATAGCAGTTACGCGGAGCCCTTCGTGGGCATGGGAGGCATCTTCCTGCGCCGTTCGCGCCGCCCGCGCGCCGAAGCGATCAACGACATTTCCGGCGATGTCGTGACGCTGTTCCGCTGCCTCGCCGAGCATTATCCCTATCTAGTCGACATGCTGCGATTCCGCGTGGCGAGCCGGGCCGAGTTCGAGCGGCTGCTAGGGCAGGATCCCGATCGCCTGACGGATCTCCAGCGGGCGGTGCGCTTCCTCTACGTCCAGCGCCTCGCCTTCGGCGGCAAGGTGTCTGGCAGGGGCTTTGGCGTGGATGCGTCCGCCCCGGCCCGGTTCGACGTGGGCAAGATTGAGCCGATGCTCGCCGACGTCCACGAACGGCTGCAATCCGTCGTCATCGAGCGCTTGCCCTATGCCGACTTCATCCGCCGCTATGACCGGGAGGGGGCGCTTTTCTACCTAGACCCGCCCTATTGGGCCTGCGAGCGGGATTATGGCCCCGGCGTTTTCAGCCGCGCCGACTTCGCCGCGCTGGCCGAGCAGCTGGCCGGGATCAAAAGCCGGTTCCTGATGTCGCTCAATGACAATGAAGGGGTGCGTGAGACCTTCGCCGCCTTCTCCATCGCCGCGATCGACACCACCTACAGCGTCGGCGGCAAGCCGACCAAGGCGGGGGAAGTGCTGATCAGCAATTTCCCGCTGCCTGCGAACGACGCCTGAGTGCCTGCCCCTGCACTTCGCGGTGCGGGGGCACCACTGCAGTCTGAAAGCGACCAGTTTCAGACCCGATGACCGTTTTGGACTTGATCAGAAAGCTGCCGTTTGGCCTGTACGATTGCGTCTTTCAAATTGCTGTATCGGAATGCGCCCACGCAAAACGAGTCGATTGGTCGGCGCGTAATCCCGAGCTTTAGCATCTCGTTGACTTCCGCTTCGGTGAGAGGTGTCAGTCCCAGTCTCGATCCATGTTCCAGTTCCCGATCCGTTGTCACGGTGCGTTCTCCGCAGGAGCGACATGGAACATCTCAGGTATCCTTGTCCGATCTTGCCTTAGAAATCGGTTACGAGTCTGGTATGCCTTGCTACTGACTTCGCCGTCTGCAAACTGGCGCGCTAACAAGCTCTCATTCCTTTCCACGACTTTCATCAGAAATCTGAGTTCCTCGTCATAATCAGTCGCTTTCGTTGCCCGTTCCTGGGTGAAGACATGGGCACCATGCTCAGGATACGGAGTGGCGTTGACTAGCTGCCGGGTATGTAGAGAGGCGTCGCGATGAAATTCATACACCGTCCGGGTTGCAGCTGATTCAGCGTTCATGATAGAGGTCTGTTCTTGAGCAAGCAAGAAGTTCAGGTCGTGATGTGGCAAATCAGACTGAACACATCCGCCATCGTCTTCCCACCGCCCAATATTGGGATCGCGTGAAGACGTTTTATCTGTGAGCCGGGCCATCGTTCTGCTCCCTTGCATTTGAGCGGGAGCGCGTATCATCTCTCGGCCGTCCACATGCGAAATCTGCTGAACGGTAGACCGTAGATGGGTAGCCGGTCCGCAGATTGCAATGAGTAGGGAGGAAGCGTCCGGTTCGCTCTGCCCATCGGATCGGATCATCGAAAGCCGTTGTTCCTCTTCCCACCCAAGCAAACCATTCACGCTTTGACCAAAGCCGGATTAAACGGCGAGGATACCTCGGCCGACTGACACGATATTCGCGGATGGCAGCTACTCACCCGGCCTCGTCGCGGATTGAACGCCGTGCGACGACCTTTAGGCCTTGTCAGTCATTGTTGCGGGGGTCTTCATTGCGCTGATCTGCATGACGTAGAGAATCAATCCGCTCTCGTCCGTCACATCGATTTGCCAATCTTCATCAACCCAAACCAACTCAGCATGATCTTTTAATAACTCACCTACGAATCGGGCCATTTCCACTCGGAGGCCGGTCAGGTCATCGCTCTCCACCTTCAGCGTCTCGGCAATGTGCGACGCCGTTCGAATATTGATATAATAGTTTTTCATCCGGTCCCTCTGCGCTCAGAGCGAAGGAGCTTTCAATCGGTTCCAGCCTGCTTATTGACTTATGTCATTCCTTCTTCAAACAGGTTGGCTGTTATCGATCCCCCGAGGCAAGCTAATCGCCTTCTTCGCCCGCATATCAGGTCAAACAAGTCCGTTAGGTGCCCGCCGCACCATGTGGTATACTGACGTATCGCGGTTCTGATTTTCCAGACATGCCGTGACTGAGAGACAACCGCGCTCCCGCTCGACGAGGAGAGTGACATGTCCACCTCACCAAACATACCATTCCCGCTACCACTACGGCAGACTGTTCTCCATGAGAGGATCGAGCGGCAGGGGCTTGCACTAGGTGCTTCACGGGAACGAACGTTCCGCGCCCGTGCCCTATTGCAACAGAACGAACGCAATCTACAAGCCGCCATGGACTGTTGGGAGAACGAAGGCGGCACTGCCACCGGCGTTCCGCCAGCACCGAAGCTCACCATTCGACGGAAAGTCAGCACCCTTCAGTTT